GCTGGATTTTTCTTTATTCCACCTGCGGAATTTGATATCACATTTTTCAATAAAGGTGTAGAAAATATGAATATCCTTCGTATGAGCACATGTGTGATGGAAAGAATTGAAGTCGATTATTCTCCTACTGGTGTATATTCAACTTTTAGAAATGGTCATCCAGTAGCAGTAAGATTGAGTTTAGGCCTAAGAGAATTAGAGCCGATTCATAAAAAGAGGATACTCCAGGGGTTCTAAAGGAGTCTTAACGACAAAAGGAGTCTTAACGACAAAAGGAGTCTTAACGACAAAAGGAGTCTTAACGACAATATGTCACAATTTTTCGATAAATTTCCATTATTACTTTACGATATCACTGGTAAAAGATTATCTAATTATGAATTATCCACGAATATCTTCTTTCGTATCCGTATTATTCGTGAGATACTTGGTAATATATCTGCTTATTATGAATATCTTATTTCAGATTCAGATACACCGGAAATCTTAGCTGATAATTTATATGGTAATCCAGAAGCACATTGGTTAATACTAATGGCTAATGATATTGTTGATCCGCAATATGATTGGCCACTAAACTATAATAATTTTAATAACTATGTGATAGGTAAATATGGTTCTGCCGCTAATGCTAAGACACAAATACATCACTATGAAAAAGTAGTTACTCGTGAAGAACAACTAACAGGTATAGTAACAGAGACAAGATTTACTATAGATTATGATACGAAAACAAATACAATAATTAAGTTATCTTCAGCTAATGGAAATTATACAGTAGGAAATACTGTTTATATTTCATCTAATACTATTGCTAATGCTACTGTCACAGGTACTGTTTTGTCTTGGTCTAATACTACAAATGAAATATCTATAGGAAATTTAGTCAAATCACCTTCTGTTACATTATTATATCAGACATTATTAGAATCAAATAGTAATGTATCTTCAATTATATCAAGTTTTATTGTTCCTACTGTTCCCTATGACTACTACTTAGGATTACCAGCATCACAAGAGGTTAATACATATAATTTGGAAAATGGAAGAACAGTTGTTGAAATTATTAGTAGAGAAGCTATAACTTCTTATGATTATGAAAATCAAGAAAATAACAAAAAAAGATCAATTAAAATAATTAAACCTGAATATTATGGACAAATATTAAAAGAGTTTGAAGATTTGACTTCTAGTAAACCATCTTATATAAGAAAATTAGTATAACGACAATAGGAATCTTAATGGCAGATGATACTAACTTTAGCACTGAGTTTGATGTAGGATTTTCCGGCGTATCTGATTCATTGCTCGATCAAATAACAGTAGAAGAAGTTACACTGGGCGAAAGTTTATTAACTCCAGGACTTCAAACATCTGTGAGAGTTCATAGTTATTTTCATTATCTACCAGTAAAAAATCTCGATGAATTTAAAAATACTATTATGACAATGAAAATAAATAAAGCAAGTCTAGCTAAGTATAACATACGTCCTGATCTTGATGTATTAGCAACAACATATAGACTTGATAAAAGAAAAATGATTAATAATGTAACAGAAGAATTTGTACTTCATGGCTGCCATCAAACACTATTAAATGATGCATCATCACTTGTTAGTAAAAAATGGAAATGCACAAGACCTTCGGCTGTAGTGAGCGAAGTCCTTAGATCTTGTGCTGGAGCAAATGTGCTGGATATTGAACAAGCAGATCCAGCAAGAGATTATATTGCAGAAAACATCAGACCATTTCAGGTTGTATCACAGCAAGCAAATGTAGCTTTAGCAGAAGGCACTGATCCATCTTTTCTACATTATATGACATATCAAAAATTAGGAACACATTGCTTTAAATCATTGAAAAAATTATCAAAACAATCACCTGTAGCAACTTATATGTTTCAAGAAACTGGTGCTATATCAGGACATGCTTATCCATATTCTATTCTAACACATAATTTTCCATGTGATTTTGACTTATTATCTGATATATTAAATGGTGTAGGAACAAATGGTAAAAATAATAACAATTTAGTCACAATAAATCCTGTAATGAAGATGTTCAATATATTTGGTTCTTCTGATACATTTGGTTGTGGTATAGGATCTGGGTTGCCTAAAATTGCAACGTCAAATATGGGATCAGCAAAACAACAAAATATGTGTGAAGACAATTCACATCTATATATACATAAGAGACAAGCAAGAATGGCATTATTAGATCAAGATAAGGTTGCTTTGAGAATTATAGTACCATGGAATCCAATGTTAAATGCTGGCAAAGTTATTGAATTAGTATTGCCTAATAAAAATAATCCAAATGGTATCACAAGAAATTATGGATCAGGCACATATTTAATTGCCAGTTTGAAACATAGCATAAGAAGAGAACAACCAGCGGTAATAACTATGGATTGTGTGTCTACTACAGTAGGAACAGGAGAAGTATAATTTAATGATAATAAAGGATTATCTATAATGACAATAGATCCAAGATCAGAATCTGTTCAATATTTTGTTGTAAGCGGTGGACACAAAGGAAAACCAGATCCAAATAAATCTGGTGCTGTCCAATGTTTTAATCCTGCTTATCACGGACCAAATATTGATCCTACAGATATGCCCTTTAATACACCTTCTACACCTTCTTTTGGTCCTTTCTGTGAAATGCATGGTGGACCTCCAGAACCCGGAACAGTATTGTCAGGAACAAGAGGTGCTCTTGGTGAAGGGCAAACATTAAATATAACTGGAGCATATAGCGGTGGAATTAATGGCACAGGTCAAACAGTTGCTGGCAATCAAAGTTTAGGACTGAGTTTAATTAAGCTTGTTTCGGAGCTAGCAACAAGTAAAAGTGGAAAACCTCGTGTTATTGAAAAGATGGTTGATGGTGTTCTTGTTCGTAAAATTGAAGAAACTGGAAAAGATTGGATGCATAATATGACCCAAGGCATTGCTCCACATGCTGCTTGGAATCCTATTGCTGGTCAATTCTTACAAGAGATGAAAAATGTTGAAACAGCAAAACAAAGTTTTGCCCAAATACCAGATGCAGGAATGATAGCAAAATTGCCCGGTTCTATTATGAATTTAGGATCATTAGTCAAAGGACTTACGAGCAAACAAAAGGCAAAAGTAACACAAAATATGTCTCCATTAGTTGCTCAAGGATTTGAAAGTATGGCAAATCTAATAAGTGATACAGAAACTAGTGGAACAACTATGACTGGAGGTAGAATTAATCCTGAAGTATTTACTGAAAATATGATCGATCTGTTATCACAAGTAACTAATATAAGTGATCTTGTTGATGTTATGCATAGATTACAATATGATGAGTCTATTCGTGGCCTTGAAGAATATGCCAAATCAGCAGAAACTGGATTATTTGCAAATACTAATGTTGTGATTGCAGGTGAAGAAGAAGAAGAAGAAGTTAGTTATTTGATACTAGATAAAACTGTGGGTGAATCTATTGTTTATTTCACTGAAGGTTATAGCATAAATGTTGGTTCACAGACACATATAGTAATATCAGCAGAACAAGATTCAATGGAAATTACTGTATTTCCAAAAATAGAAAAAACATTTGTTGATGAACGAGTTAAAGTATATTTACCTGTTTCTGAAATTGAAGTAGATGGTCCTTATGGTCCTATGACTATGGATATCGATATGAACGGCAATATGAAACCAAATAAAAGCTCTGCTGAATCATTACAAAAAGCTATGAAAGGCTTGCAGACAGCGATGAGTTTATGCCCAGGAGGAAGTCTTGGCAAGTCTCTATTTGGGGACGCTGGTGCCGTAATGGGTGAATTATTTAATAGAATACCAAATAATGGTGCCCAACAAATATTAGGAAAAGTGGCATCCTTAACTGCAATTACAGGTTTAACACATAGCTTAAACACTAAAGCTTTATTTCCATTTACTAGGATATAATTATGGCACCAACAAAAAAAGATACACCACCAACTTGGAAAGAAGAAGACGATGCAAATAAAAAGGGTCATGAATACCCTAATTATTTTATTTGGCAAACACGAACAGGACACGTGCCAATTCGGGTGGATGATACTAAAGGAAATGAATCTATATCATATGAACATAGAAGTGGCACAAAAATGACATTTTTGCCTAGTGGTGAAATGAAATTTGTTGCTAATTATGGTCGTACTGATATAACATATGGCCAAAGTAGATCAAAAATTACTGGTGCACAAGATGCAACAGTTGATGGCGATAGTTCTGTTCTTACTAAAGGAACAAGAAGAATAACAAATGGCAAAGATGTAGAAGAATCTACAACAGGTAAAGTTGTTTCTACTGCTCAATCATATAATATGTCTGCTGGACAACAGTTTGATATAGCAGCACAATCAGCAGCATTAAAAACTAAAAATGGGCTTACAATGGAATCAGGAGATGGTCCTGTTTCTATTACCGCTAAAGGATCAGTAACTTTACAATCAAATGGCGGTGGATCAGTTGGTATGGAAGCTGTAAGTGGATCAGCTGCAATTCAAGCTCTGGTCGGGGATATTGTATTAAAAGCCCAAGAAGTTCATATCGCTGGCGGTGCTGCCTCTATAGTTTTGAAAGGCAGTGAAGTTCATATAAAAGCTGGTAGTGCTGAAATAGTTTTGAACGAGAGTGGAGTTCATATTAATGAAGGAATAGCAAAAATAGCAAAAACGACTGAAGAAGGATGGATGGAAGGTGATCCTGCACCGGCAGAAACTCCTCCTCCTACTCCGCTCTACCGCGGAACTCAGCTTCGTGCCCAATTTGCCCAATTTGCCAAAT